TTTGGAAATTTGTGTGACTTACTGTACGCTTCGATGTCAACACTGGCGATGACGAACGGGGCGACGTCGTCGCGTTCGACCGGGCGGAGGTGTCTCCAGTCGTCCATCCACAGATCGACGTCGACGTGAGCGACGAACGATGGGTTCGTCCCTTCCTCAGCACGTGCCCAGCCGGTCGCTTGAATATTTGTCTCATGCATGAAGCGTAACACCGGGTCAAGGTTGGCTTCGAAGGCTTCGACCTTAGGGAACTGGTCGCGAATCTTCCAGTCCAACAAACGTCGAGCCTTGAGTGTCTGACAGTCCAGGCGCACGAACTTTGACACCTCACCGTTCTGAAAGCCCCACATGTCTTTGCGTTCGACGAACTCGTGTCCCACAAGGGCACCCTTGCACTTGGACTCCATGGTTCGAATGAACACGTGCGCGTCCGATGCCGACCAGTCGCTAGGGAACTTGACGAAGAAATACGGGACATAGGGAGTCGTCACACAGACCGATCGTCCATCCTGCGTCTTCCCGTAGAGCGAGATCAGGTGCTTGTCGTCCTCGTCTCGGTCATCCCAGGAGATCACCTGGAACGTGACCATGTTTCTTGCGTGAAAGAATGACGCCTCTTTTTTTTATCTTAGACTAATAGTAATCAACATGAGTGCTGCGTTGGTCGACGTGATTTCCACGGGAGTGCAAGACATTCACTTGACATCGAAACCGGAAATTTCTTACTGGCGCCAAGTGTATCGTAAGTACACGAACTTTGCCGTAAACACCCAGCGTGTGGACTACATCGGAAGCTTCTCCGCCACCGGATCGGTGACGTGTGAAATCCCGGTCAAGGGCGATCTCTTGACACACATCCACATCGAAGCTCCGCGCATCGGTACCGCAGGACAAAACTCAACGGGTCTCTTCTCATCGAACGCCGGTCAGCGTCCGACGACGTTCGAGTTATGGATCGGGGGACAGATGGTGTGCTCGCTCGATTCTTTGTACATCAACGGTGTGCATAACCTTCTTTACAACTCCACCGAAGCCAAGGCGTCCGGTGCACAACTCACGGGTGACACCCTCGAGAACGCCTACGGTGCGGAATCGGGATACGCCGATTGCTACACCATTCCGTTCTGGTTCAGCGACGACTGGACCAAGAGCCTTCCGCTCGTGTGCATGGCCTACAGTTCGGTGACGCTCAAGATCAAGTGCCGCGACGGATTCACCCCGCGCGCGACGCCGAAGATTTACTGCACGTACGCCACACTGGACACGGACGAACGCAAGTGGTTCGTCGACAACGTGCACGAGCTCTTGATCAGGCAGGTACAATATCAACTCTCCAGCCAGTCCGAGACTGAAATTGATTTGTCCACGTTCAATCACCCCGTCATGGCGTTGCACATCGCGTCCGGTGCGGGCACTGGCGGTCACTGGTCGACGCAATATTCATTCGACAAATCGACGCTTTACATCAACGGTACGCCGTTGTTCGAAGAAACCTCGAATGTGTTCCACCACACGACGGTTCCGCTCACGCACTGCACGACGCTCCCGAACATGGGGTTGGACAATAGCCCGACGTTCACCTGGCCGTTCGCTCTCTACCTGAACAAATCCAGTCCGTCCGGTAGCCTGAACTACTCTCGACTGGACAATTCGAAGCTTCAAATTTACAACCCGCACGGCAACGCCAACACGCAACACAGAGTCTACGGGGTCAACTGGAATATTCTCAAGGTAAAAGACGGGCTCGCCGGTGTTTTGTACGGCTCGTAATCATATACACACAAATCATTCGAACACAATTTTACAAACGTACAATCATTTGTAAAAATGTGATTTTTTCCACGAATGGACTCTGTCATTTAGTTGAGGTTGTTCACCTTGGATCGGCGGCGGCGGCTACCTTCGGCGACTTTCATGTAATTCGGGATGTTGTTGACCAACTTCTTCGCCTTGTTCGCGGCGGCAGTCTTCTTCGGGGCAGCAGCCTTGTTCGCGGCAGCAGCCTCCTTGGCACGCTTTTGAACGATAATGTACTTGGCACGAAGGTTCTTGGCACTCATGGCCGCCCTGTTGATGAGAGCTTGTGACTTTTGATCGTTGGTGAGGCTGCGACGCTTCGCGATGAGCTTCAAGACTTCTTCAAGTCGCTTGGATTCTCGTTCAGCATCGTTTCTCGCCTTCTTCTCGAGCTTCTCGAGAGTCGCCGGTCGCGGACCACGCTTCATACCCTTGTTGGATCGGGTCTTGCGAGGCTTCGGCGGAGCAACCTTCTTGTTAAGAACGCGTTGGAACATACGCGTCGCCTTCATAGCGTTCTCGTTGTATTCGCGCTCGAGCTTTCTCAACCCGCGTGCATAAGCCACGTCGGCTTTCGGCGGGGCGACCTTCTTGTTGAGGATGCGTTGGAACTTGCGGGTCGCCTTTTCAGCGTCCTTGTTCGCTTCACGCTGGAGCTTCTTCATGCCACGCTTGTAGGCGGCACTGGCTTTCGGCGGGGCGACCTTCCTGTTGAGCATGCGCTGAAACTTGCGCGTCGCTCGTTCGGCGTCTTTTTCGGCTTCGCGCTGGAGCTTCTTCTCGGCTTTGAGCTGGAGCTGCTGGCGCTTCTTCTCGCTACGAGCTTCGAGGGAAGCGGCGGTCGGTGGAGCGCGCTTCTTGTTAAGGATTCGTTGGAACATTCGCGTCGCCTTCAACGCTTGCTTGTTCAATTCGCGTTCACGCATCTTCTCTTCGCGGACAATCTTCTTTTCACCGCGAACGTACGTCACGGGTCTCGCCTTGGACTTCTTGTTAAGAATCTTTTGGAACGCCAACGTCGCTTGAAGCGCGTTGTTCTTGAGTTCACGTTCTCTTTCGGCGAGCTTGGCGAGAGTCGCCGGTCGCGGACCACGCTTCACGCCCTTGTTGGATCGGGTCTTGCGGGGCTTCTTTTCGGTGTTCACCATTTTGTTTTGTAATGTATACGTAGATTTTTTTTTATTGGCGTGCTCTTGCTCTTGGGAGACGTATACCCGCGGACTGAAGGGCGTGTCGGCGCTCACGACTGAGACTCGTGTCTGGATCCTTCTGGAGTTCCAACCAGAGGTAGAGTCCAGGCGCACCGTCATCCTGGGACAGAATGTTCACGTGCCCGTGCTTGTTACGGAAATCCAAAAGTCGGGTGTACATGTTCAGGAAATGATCGGGTCCTGGAACCGCCCACTCGTCACGGTTCGTGTCGTCCTTCATCCAGTCAACGCACCTCTGTAAGAAAGTGTCGTAATAGTCGTGATAATCATAATCTTCAATTCGTGATAGTTCGTCTACCGGAGGGTCGATCTTGGTCTCGAGTTCCCTTAGTTCGAGCGCATATCCCCAATTCAAAATTTCTATGGTGTCCGTGTGCTGACGCAGATGCTCAATCATCTCGACAGACAACGTGCCACGACCTTGTTTCTTCTTTTGCCTCTCGTGCTTCACGCGCCCCTGTTCAAGCCACTCCTGGCGACACAAATCGACAGACTTTTGAAAGATGATTTCCTGTAACTCAAGTGGTAAAGTGTCCCATAATGATTCAGCCATATGTCCCTATATTTTCTGTGATTTTAATCTCAGCATAGAGTACTACATGATCACAATGATGGGTCCGTCCCCAGCCCCTGCACAACCGCCGGCTCTCCCCGCGCAAGGCTTCCCGCTCTCCCAGACGCAGATGATCGCCCTGGCTATTGTCGCCGTCGCGTACTACCAACGCGCCAGACTCGGTCGCAATGGTTTGATCGCCGCTGTCGTCATCGCTGCCGCGCTCGTGTGGAACGAACGACGCCAAAAGGCGTCTGGGTACTGCCCGAACTGCAAGCGCTAATCACCCCCACGACATTCGTTCTTTCAGTCGACGCCAGAGGTAAGGCGTCAACTCCACGAGATTTCCAATTGGGACGTACCGATACGTCGGGTGTCCGCCGAATCCCATGAGGTGGGCGGTCACGAATCTCTCCTTTGGAAATTTACGAGCTATCCTGAGTGATGGTTTGTTGTGTGTCGCTAAAATCGTGTGCACGTGCGGTGCGGACAGGGCATAGGTCATGCCTTTGTTGTACGAGTGGTCGGTCTTGGCTTTCACGTCGAACGTACCCGACTGCGTTCGCAAGTACGCACCGCGAACGAGTTTCGCACCCAACCGGAACCCATCCCCCTGCGACGATTCTATGTCAGACAGGAGCTCGCGGAACGCGTCGCGTCGGTACATCTGGTACGTCGCATACACGACGACATTTTCTCGGGTGTTGTGTCGTCGCATGAGTTCGTAAACCGCGTCCTTGTACAGGACATCTTCGGCGTCGATGCACACCCGAACGCCTCGCGCCTTGGCTTGGGTGATGATCGCGTCGACGTGTTTTTCCGCAATGTCCTCTGACTGACGACTCCCGAAACTCGTCATCTTGAGGGCGCACATGTATGCCGGTGGTAACGCGTCCACCACGATCTCGGTGATTCGACGAACTTTGGCGACGTCCCATAGGCTGACATTTTCGCGAGCGTAATCGACGATCACGCGCTCACCTGCGTCGCGACACCGAGCGATCACAGAACACAATTCATGATTGAGGGCTGCATATCGCAGCATTATATTATACCACTATATTACATGCGAGTGGTGCGTCTCAATCCGAGTCCGATCGCCGCGAAGAAATGGCGCGTCACCCTGCAGGACGGAACCAAGGTGGATTTCGGTGCCCGAGGGTACGACGATTACACGACACACAAGAACAGTATGCGAATGCGAAACTACGTTCGTCGACACGGCGGGATCATATCCCGTAAGATCGAGAACGAGACCGATCGAACGAAAATACACGAGCAGATGTTAAAGGTTGACAAGAGCACGAAAGAGATGTGGGGTCTTCGACGAGGCATCACCACCCCGGGTTTCTGGTCTCGATGGCTTCTGTGGAGTCAGCCGAGTCTGGGGAAGGCGATTAAGTTCATGGAGAAGAAATTCAATATAAAATTTGCGTAACGTTACATTATCTAATATTGCTCGGGTGTCTTCCCACCAAAAATGATTTTATATCATTGAAGATTCTGTTGAGTGAGAAAGAGATCCAAAGCTCTTGATCATCATCATCATCTGACCAGAAGACAGACCAGCCCTGTTCTTTCAGAATCGCCGTGACCGACTGTCGCTTTGTTTCATCGATT